GCGGAGACAAGGACAAGACGGGCAGGATCTACGCGGAGATCGACGCGCTGGAGCGGGAGAAGACCGCCCGGCAGGAGGCCGCGGAAGCGGAACGGGTGGCCACCCGGGCACTGATGGACATGGTGCCGGACCTGGAGGGGAAGATCCTGTTCGACTATTACGCCCGGGGATGGGACACGCCCAGGATCGCCAGGGAGGAAAAGTACACCGCGGGATACGTCCGGAAGACGAAACGGGCCGCGGAGCAGCTGCTGGACATGATGGATCCGATCCGGGTGGACAGCACGCTGCCGGCGTGGTACCTGAGAGAGAAGGGAGGGACGGGCAGATGAGCAAGCGGAAAGCCGGGAGGAACCTGGGGCAGGAGCGGGCCCAGGGGCCGGACTGCTGCACATGCGCGGAGCGGAAGACCTGCGAGCGGTTCCAGGAGAACAGCTTCTGCACCCGGTGGCACAGCGAGGATCCGGAGAAGCAGGGGATCGATCCGAACGAGGCGTGGAAACGCGGAGATCCGGTGGAATTCTGAGCAAGGGCGGGGCCTGGACAGGGGCTTCGCCCATTTTATTGCTTTTTGGGGCATATAATAGGAAGGAGTATACACCAAGGAACGCGAAGGAGCGCGGATGGAACACGAGGGAACGTGTTCCCACGTGTGGTAACGTGTGGGAACGTGCGGGAACATGTTCCCACATGTGGGGTACATGTTGCCTACATGTTCCCCACATGTTCCCTACATGTTCCCTACATGTATAACCCTTGAAGGAACGCGGCACCTATGATAAAGTTCAGGCTGTCAAAGTGAGGGCGAACGGGAGAACATCCCGGGCGCCCTTTTACTTTACCGCCGGCGGCAGACCTGTCCCTGCGCCGGCGTTATTTCTTCCAGGACAGGAGGAGAACCGGATGGCGGACTACAAGGAAAGCGATCCCTTTTACCATTCCAAGGAATGGAAGAAGGTCCGGGCGGACGCGCTGCAGCGGGACTTCGGAATGTGTCAGGACTGCATGGACAAGTTCCGGGCCGGGATCATCCGGAAGCCGCGGCGGGCCGTGATGGTGCACCACATCATCCCCCGGAGCGAGCGGCCGGATCTGGAGCTGGTCATGGACAACCTGCGGAGCCTGTGCGCGAAATGCCACGAGGAACACCATCCGGAAAAGCGGACCAAGGCAAAGCGGAAAACGGCGGAAAGGCAGGGCGCGCATAGCATGCGCGTGATCAAGGTATAAGGATCCTCCCCTGCCCTACCCCGCGGAAGGTGCAGGAGGGACAGGACAGGATGAACACGGGACTGAAGAAGGAGCACTGGCAGCGGATCACGGATCCGGACGCCCGGCGGATGTACGGGCGGCTGTGCGATGCCTGCGAGAAGCGGGCCGGGGGGATCACGGACGCGGACCAGATGATCGTGGCGGACATCGCCTACGCGGAGCAGATCAAAGGGATCCTGCAGGCGGACATCGCGGAGCGCGGGATCGGGAAAGAGGTCCGGAACGGCCGGCAGAGCTACTGGCAGGACAACAAAAGCCTGGCGCACCTGCGGGCCTACAGCGAGAGCCAGCGGAAGCTGCTGAACGAGCTGCGGCTGACGCCGGCCGGACGGAAGGCGGCCTCCGTCGATCTGGACGACGACTTTGACAGCTTCCCCGACTAATGCCCCGCGGACTGCCGGCGCGGGGACGCCCAGGGGCCTGACGGCCCGCGGGCGGGCAAATACCCGGCGGACATCCGGAAGCGCTGAGAGGGCCAAAAAACGGCCGCAAAATGCAAGGGCCCAGGAGAGCGAGAGCACCGCGGTGGCGCGGGCCATCGGATACGCGAAGGACGTGACCGCGGGCCGGATCCGGATGGGTGAAAAGGTCACCAAGGCCTGCCAGCGGTTCCTGGATGACCTGGCGAGGGCCGGACAGGATCCGGCGCGGCCGGAGATGCGGGACGGGAGCTGGCCCTGGGTCTTTGACGAGCACAAGGCGGGCCGGCCGGTGGACTTTATCGAAAAGTTCCTGAGGCCCACGAAGGGCGACTACGACCGGATGACCCTGATGGGATGGCAGTGCTTTATTGAGTGCAACCTTTACGGATGGGTGCACCGGGAGACGGGGCTCCGGAGGTTCCGGGAGGGCTTGATCATCGTGGGGTCCGGCAACGGCAAGAGCACCATGGTGGCCGGGAACGCCACCTTCGCCGCCTGCAAGGACGGCGAGCGGGGCGCGGACGTCTACCTGCTGGCCAACTCAAAAGACCAGGCAGGCATCGTCTTTGAGGAGTGCAAGGGGCAGATCGACAACTCCCCTGCCCTGGCCAGCCGCTTCCGGACGCTGCGGGACGGCGTCTACTACGACAAGATGAACGCCAGGATCCGGCACCGGAGCAGCGACAGCAAGAGGCTGGACGGCCTGAACCCGCACCTGGCGATCTTTGACGAGATCCACGAGTACCGGGACTTCAAATTGATCAACATCATCGCCCGGAAGACCATCAAGCGGACGCAGCCGCTGATCCTTTACATCACGACCATGGGCAGCGTGATCGACGGGCCCCTCGCCTACTATTACGACCAGTTTACCGACGCAATGAACGGGACCCTGAAGGCGGACGTGGCGGACCGGATGTTCGCGTACATCGCGGAGCTGGACGCCACGGACGACATCGAGGACACCCGGAACTGGATCAAGGCGAACCCGGGCCTGGGGTACACGCTGCACCTGGAAGAGCTGAAGGAGAAGTGGGAGCGGAACAAGCTGATCCCCAGCGAGCGGGCGGACTTCATCTGCAAGCAGCTGAACATCATGGTGAACGCGGACGACATGGCCTTCGTGCAGCCGGAGGTGATCCGGCGGAACCGGGAGACCATTGATCCGGAGATCCTGCTGGGGCGGAGATGCTACGGGGGGTTCGACCTTTCCAACCGGGAGGACTTCACGGCGGCGGCCCTGGAGTTCCCGCTGGACGGGGGGAAGAGCTTCGTACTGCTCCACAGCTGGGTCCCGCAGCGGAAGGTGGATCTGGACCAGGAGAAGATCGACTACTACGGGCTGGCCCTGCAGGGGTACCTGACGATTGTGCCGGGGGAATACGTGCAGCAGGAGGACGTCTACCGCTGGTTCGCGGAGCAGAGCTGGCTGTATGAGATCGTGACGATCGGATACGACCCGGCCAACGCCACCCGGCTCCGGCAGATGCTGGAGGTGGGCGGAAAGATCGACGGGAAGAGCGTGCAGGCTTTCGACTGCCAGGTGGTGCGTCAGGGACCGATCACGCTGAACGACCCCATGAAGGACATCAAGGAAATGCTCCTGGCCGGGCAGGTGGTCAGCAACAACGACCCCATGCTGACCTGGTACACCGACAACGTGCGGATATCCGGGGAGCGCCGGCACCTGGACAAGGAGAACTGGATGCCCATGAAGCGGAACAAGTTCCGGAAGATCGACGGCTTCATGGCCTGGCTGGATGCCCACTGCGTCCGGATGCAGAAGCAGCCGGCGGGGACGGACTACATCGCGCCGGCCATCCGCGTGGTGGAGCTGGGAAAACGGAGACGATGAGGAAGCGCGCATGGGCGCGCGGGCCTGCAGCACCCTGAGGGATGCGGCGGGCTTTTTATTTGGAGGTGAGAGGATGAAGAACCCCTTCAGGAGAGCCAAGGCGCAGGCGCGGGACAAGCCCGGCGTCCGGACCACGCGGAGTCTGCGGATGCTGAACCGGCCGCGGGCGGACGCCACCATCCAGGGCAACGAGGCCATCTACGCCGCGGTATCGAGGATCAGCAACACCATCGCGGCGATGCCGATCCACTACTACAAGGGATACGAGATCCAGCGGGACCACCCGATGGAGCGGCTGATCAACCTGGAGCCCCACCCGAACTTCACGGCTTTTGGATGGCGGCAGACCATGGAGGTCATGCGGAACACCGAGGGCAACGCCTACGCGCTGAAGATCCTGGACAACTTCGGCCAGACCGTGCGGCTCGACATCCTGAACCCCCTGAAGGTGACGCCCCAGGTGGACCCGGAGGACGGGAGCATCTGGTACGCCATCACGATGGACGACGGGAAGCAGGCGCTGGCGCCGGGCTTCCTGGTGATCAACTTGCGGCACATGAGCGCCAACGGGATCAAGGGGATCCGGCCCATCGACGTGCTGCGGAAGAGCCTGGACTACGACACCCAGGTGAAGGCCATGAGCCTGGACCAGCTGGACGGCGTGAATCACGGGGTGGCGCTGACCATCCCCTCCGTGGGCCTGAGCCAGGAGCAGAAGGACGAAGCCGTGGAGCGGTTCCTGGAGACCTACGAGAAGAGCGGGCGGAGCGTGGTCATCCTGGAAGGCGGAATGACCGCTACCAACTTCTCCAGCAGCCCGGTGGACGCCCAGCTGCTGGACGTGGAGCGGATCACGAGGAACCGGGTGGCCACGGTGTACAACCTGCCCCCGCACCTGCTGGGCGACTACACAGACACCAGCTTCGGCACCGCTGAGCAGCAGATGATGGAATACCTGCAGCTGACGATCACGCCGATCGTGGAGCAGTGGGAGGAGGAGCTGAACCGGAAGCTGATCACGCCGGAAGACTACGCGGCG